AAGAAAAATTCGTCCAGGCGATAGACTCGGCTCCTTCACGGGAGGCATTCGCCACTCAAGCTTCCTTTGAGTTTGAAGGCTTTTCATATACCGCAAGGTTGATTGATTTGCCCAAAACCAAAGTTTCTGACGGGATTCATATCTCTTCAGCACCAAGCGGTTTCTGTTTTTTCAGAGCAATCATTTGCTTTTTAAAATTCTAAACTGCTTTGTTCTAAGAACAATAAGATGTTTTTAGAACTCTAGTAGTTTTAATTACTACTCTTTTCTCTGATAAGACTGATGGAGCTTACATGAAAAGTTTCTGCGATCATTTTAATGTCAATTTAATTGATATTAAAAAATTTGCAACAATAGTGAAAACTGGAAGCTGGATTCACTACCCGACGATCAAGACACGTCCTACGCTTTTATATAAATCAAACGGTGATGGTACAGGACACATCGGTTTTTGGAACAGATAAAGCGGAATCGGCAAAATATCCTGTTAAAGAGTCATTTAATATCTCAGTTCACTTAAAACTCAAGCTAAAAAATAAGTGATTTTTGATCTAAACATACTGCCGAAGAAGAAATTCTTAAAATTCAATTATGGCTTAAATCCAGTTCAACAATAAAAAGTCTCTCGCTCCCAATTCTTCCATATGGTAAGGACAGCCGTAAAAATAAAAGAACGATTACCAGAGCACATCGATGATCAATCTATGTATGAATGCTCTCTATATGCAGTCGAAAAATCTATAGGACTAAAAGCTAAATATCCATCTCAAATCACATCTAAAAAAGCTTTAATTGCATGCACTATCCCTCATAAAAAAGATTTTCCCTTAATATGGTAATTTAAAGAGTAAAAATAAATTGAAGTGAGCGTCTTCAAAAATATATATTTCGGTTGCACTGCTACAATCAAACAATTTTCTAATCCTCTCATCCTTTTTTCTATTATCTTAATAGGATTAGATAACGTAAAATCAGCCTTCAATAGATTATGTTTTATATTGATGATGCTTATATCAGCAATTAGATTAGTTATGCCTTTTTCTTTGTCATTAGGATCTTTTAATATTTAATTAGCACCCGCTACAGGTTTATAACTACTAGTCCATTCATCTTTCCTTCTAGCATTTTTATTCTTTTTTATTGCTAAGCTTTCTAGAAATAAGCCACTTCTATTCTTTGTTCTTTTTACATTACTTGTAGCTAATGTCCAAGCTAAAAAATTGAACTAAAAGATTATTCATAAACCTTTCTTTGATACTCGAACTATTGCAAAAATCGTTCTAGCATCACTAATTACAGTGATAGTTTCTTGTGTCGGTCTCTTGGCTTATATATGTATCGATACTTTTATAAATAAGTTAAAACTATCTCTTCGATCAAGATCAATTATAAAAAATTATAAGGCCAAAATGATCAATAAATCCGCATAATAAAGATTGAAGAGCACATTAATCGCTTCTATATACGATAAAGCAATCCCGAAGCCTAAAAATTCAGCTTAAACGCATGGTGCAGGATTAAAAATTGCCGGAGGTAAAGTTGTGTCTCAATTGACTGGTTCTATTTCTAAAGATATGAATACAGTTTACCAACTCTATGGAATGGGATATAGTGGATAATAAATAGCCAAAGCTGGTATTAGCTCCGGAGGTCATCCTCATGCTCGTGCTATAGTTGATAGTCTTCAAGCTTCTGCTCTCTAAAGGATGATAACTCGACTTTTAAATTATAATGTCAACCTTTAATCTTATCAACCAAAGAAAAGACTACACATAATAGATGTCGGATCTAAATTCACTAAAATTTGCAGAGTTCTATTGCAAAGATGTACTATATCTTCTCATAAATTGATAACTGATATTATTGCAAAGGATTAAGATGTTATTAAAGCTGCTAAATAATATCGAAGGAATTTATAAACATATCTGCGACAAGCACAAGATGTAAGTAAAGCAAAGTATATTTCAAAACTAGAATAATTACTTAAAGGATAATTATAATATACTACTCCTGTTGCTCAAAAAGTACCATTAACTCAACTAGTAACTCAATATGACTAAGATGCTCGCTATGAATAAATCCGACAAGCAATGATGGCTAGAGACATTTCTAGAAATAATGGTGTTGATGAGGCTTTGTGGGTACCAATACCTCCCAAAATTTATAAGGGATAAAGAATCCCGGTTTTGGTCAATGGAGCAGTTCAGATGATAGATGGAGTTATAATATAACATAGGACAATTCCCATCCATCAAGTATTCTAATTTGATAAATATGCAGAACAAAATATCAAGAATGCTATAGCTCTATTCAACAACATCATCTTTCATCCTGTTAGACCTCGATCTGATGCCTATGATATCAACTATTATAACAAATAATATGATCTCTATCAATCTAGAGTTGAATCTCAACCAGTAGCTCCTGTAGTAGATTTGTGGTCACCTTTCTAGGGAACAATCCAAGACTATGAAAGCTCTAATACTGTTGATTCTTTAGATATAAAGCCTACTGATTATGTTGCTTATACTATGTTTGATTCTCATTATTATCTAGCAGGATGGATACCTAAATTCAAATCAACAGTATTCATTGTCGGAGGTTAATTCCCTACTATCCCAGGATAATATGTCTTACCTATGAATTAAGGCAGATTTGAAATTTATCCTGTGAAGAATTAGTAGATAGTACATGCTCAAACAAATTACAAATGGCTATCTCAGTTTGATTTACTCAAGAAAGGCTTTTTAAAATGTTTATAATAAAAAGTAAATCCAAACAAATAAAACCGAATGGAGATGATGATGATTACTAATTCTTCTGGAACATGCTATAGACATCCTTTAGTTCATGTATTATAGCCATAATTCCGTATGTAATATGGTTGGTATGCACATATATTCCATGAATGTTCATCGTAGAAACTAAGAATATAGCCTATTATTGCTCCAATATTGTAGAACGTCAATAAATCTTCTAATCAGGCAAAATTTTTATATGATACTGTCAATAGTTTCTCGATTGATTCTTTTCCCTCAATTTCTTCTTATCTATAAATGTATAAGAAAGGGAAAAGTTGGCAAGCTCCAACTATCAATTAATACTCATCTTTCAAATCTATTAAATAGTACATTTTGTATACCCATGATTTTGATTCAGGTGATGTTGAAATAGATGTGCAAGATTTGTAAAATCTTTCTCTTATTGAAAGAATCCTTTTTATTTTCACCAGATATATATCGCTGAAACACTCTAAAAGAGTCATTATATCTAATTGCAAATAGACCACTTATCATTTTAGAACGGTTTAGATATAAGGATATGATTAAGTTCAAATGGTAGAAAATAATAAATATTTATCCCGATAAGATATTTGCAAAATTCGATTCGGTTGCACTGCATAAAAATATAAATTTTTGAATCCTCAACCTTTGTCTAGAAAAATGATTCAAAAATGTGCTGATATTGATATCGTAAAAAGTGACTAAAAACAGCCCAAAGCTTTCTCTACAAAAACTAAATACTCTCAATAAATTAACTATTATAAAGTAAAACCTACTCCTAAACCCGAATAGCCATCTCATATTTATACTAAGTGTAAATAAGATTTATAACACATGAGGAAAACTGCTATAGGTGTCGGAAAAATGCTAGAAAAATGGATTTCACCTGTAGTATGGAATAAAAAATCTCAATAATATGTTTAATTTAAATAATCTGCTATTGTCACTAAAACAGGATTTGCATTGATTTCCGGCTAACAATAATTTTAATGGAGTAGTAAATAATTGCATAATAAAATCCATGCAGGATATCATCGACACTTACTTCCTAATATCTAACCAAATCCTGTAGATGTGGAAAAATTTTAAATTATGTGTTAAAAATATTTCAAATTCTTATAACCAAAAATTTTATCTCATATCTCTTAAATCAAATATGATGTATTTGAAATTTTACAGAAAAAGAATTTTAAGAGAGGAAAAAAGATGAAATATTACACTAATTTAGTTATGCAACTCGAAGGAACTCTTGGATTTCAAGGATCTTTCACTACTATGGTCAAATCTGGCTAAGTTGATTATAGCACTTAAACTTAATCAGCTAATGATGGTTACTTATATAATAAAGATTCTAGAACAAGAGAGATCAAAGTACCATCCTAAAGTCTATGTGGCCATCTAACTATGATACAAACAATATTTTGGCCAATCATTCGAAAATAAATTCCTTAATTTATCCAAGGATATACTAAAGACTAATTGATATAATCTTTTAAGAATCATGTAAAAGCTAGTTTCAAATCAATTTGTCTCGACGGATCTGCATTCGATTCAACCCAATTTGCTATTTTAATGTAGATTTGTTGTAACAAGTTTATTAAAATGTTCAGACCAATCATGCTTAAAGCATATTAATAAACCATTTAGAGATATCCTCATTTATGTGCTTTCTCTGCTGAATATTATGTAGATCAAATGCTATAATCTGCCACTAATAACATTAATTTTTGTTTTACATAATTGAATGAACATTAAATAGATAATCCCTGGACAGAATAAATGAAGACTATATTCCAGAGGGATTGGTCCCGTAGTGTCAAAAATGGCTATGACATGTAATATATACAAAATAATTATATTTGCAATAAAGTTTATGGCACAACTTTTTCGGGACATCCAACAAAAACGACATTAGGAAATACAATTCGAAGTATATGTTATGCTTTTTACTACATCCAATAATCAGGAATCGATTCTCCTTGGCTAATTCCATAAATCAAAGTTAGAGCAGCAGGAGATGATGTAGTAATCATATGTCCTTAATCCGTCGTTTAACAAATCAATAATTCTATTCTAAACTTAACTCACAGAAAGAAGAGATTGAATAATCTGTAAGACCCTACTAAATTAAAATTAGGGCTAGGACAATGCATATCTAATACAGTTGTGGGTTAATGGTTTTAGATAGATTTTTGTTCAAAGTGGTCTTTTGGTTCTTCTTAAGATAATTTTTCATTATCTAGAAATGTTTATAAAATGCTAACAACTAAACAATATTACCAAAAGAATAATCAGAATATACTTAGTAAACCATGGTTACATGCATTTGCCATTTACTAAGGACTAAAAAGCTAAAAATTATCAAAATTGCTTTAAGACATTCTGGTTTATCGCTACTTACAATTTGGACATACACTAAGTGAATAAGAAAAATTGCAAGCAAAATTCTTCAAATGCAATAATATCTATTCACAGATGAAATAAATCTCATATGGTTACAGCTAATAAGTATAAATTAATGCAGCATGTGGGATATCACTGTTCAATTTATTTGAACTCATTACATCGAACGTTCTTCACACTTAGAAGACAAAATTATTCTGATTTTATTTTTATAAATAATAAAAAAAATAAAAATAAAGAATAGACTTGTAGATAAATCCGTATTCTACAAGAAACCGAATGTAAAGAAGACGATTATTTGAGGAGATGTATTTGATTATTAGCTTGCGGGCTTTTGTGTCATTTAAATCTCCTGTGACGATAATCCCTTGGGTATACATCTACCCACATTCAGCGGAGGTATTTCAGCTCGAGGAGCAGAACCTACTCACTAGGGAATAGTGAGCTATCAAATTGATAGTTTAACCTACTCATTGGGGAACAATGAGCTACTTCGGTAGTTTAACCTACTCATCGGGGAACGATGAGCTACTTCGGTAGTTTAACCTACTCGTCGGGGAACGACGAGCTACTTCGGTAGTTTAAACCCAACACCTGGGAATGGTGTATATACGAAGCGAAAGCTTTGTATATTTAAATCCTACCTAATCGGGAAGATTAG